AAAGTTTCGTCTAATAGACAAAACTTTCCTACTGCCTTCTTCGATTGTAACGACGTAAGGCAATTTTATTCCCGTTGGCTCTCCGTCGGGGCCAAGGTCTTCGAAACCTTCCAAGTCTAGATTAACGTGGCATTCTAGAATTGTATATAAGGCTTCAGTTCTTTGGGATTTTGTAACTCCTTCTACTTCTCTCTCTTTTTCTTCTAATTCATTTGTGTTTGTATCTGTTGGTTTTGTCAATTCGATGTCAGAATAGAAACCAGATACCATCTGTTTTCTTAATTCGTTTTCTGACATCTTGACAACGTGAATGACTGATTCTGCATCGTCTAATGAGGTAGCCGTATACGGAACAATTAAGTCATCTGCTGGAACAAACTTAGAAACAGCTCGTCCCAATAAATCATCATAATAAACTTTTTTAAAAGTAGAACCTGAGAGAGGTAGGTAGAATAACATTTGATCAAAATCAGATTCATATTCTTTCATCTGATCCATGATCTGATAGTTCATAAAATTTTTAACTCTTTGTGCTTGCATTTCTTTTTGTGGATCTGATTTACCCATCACCATTGTTCTAACGGGTCCATCTGCAGGCAATAATTCTTTGTAAGCTAGTGCTTGAAACTGAGTAACTGCTTCTGCAAGAACTGGGTGAGTTGCACCACTTGCTCCTTGAAACGGTTCTGTTCTGTTTGTGTATTTAAATCCTAGTAAACTTAAACCTTCTATGTATGCTCGTTCCCATTCTTTACGAGACATTTTATATTCCATGTAATCTTGTTGTAACTGACTACCCATGGCATCAGTATCTTCTTCTGGAAGTAATTCGTTTAGGTTTGCAAAAGGATCTCCACCATCTGGCATTTGCATTGCACTAGGGTCAAAATCAATTGTAGCCCCTTCTTCATCTTCTGTAACTTCTACTGGTCCTTTTTCTGTCTCTAAAATCTCCTCAACGTTAACCTCTTCTGCAACTTCGTCAGGTCGTTTATCGTTAGGGAGAGACTTATCTATATCTGCCATATATTTTCTCCTAGACTTTCTTAGCTTGTTTTGGTGGTAATTTCAACCCCTGTGATAGCGGTCCCTTTTTAGGTGGTACTGCCCACCATTTATAACCAGGATTAGCTTGAAGCTTTTGTGCTAAATTTGGTTTTTTGTTTGTTGGTTTATTTTTTATTGACATTTAAACTAGCTATGCCTCCTTCCTTATAACCGTAACTCATTATTCTACTTTGCTCAGATTTTGGTTTACTCATAAATTTTTCTCTAAATGGATCAAGCATATTTTCGTAACTCATTAGCTTACTTTGCTCAGATTTAGGTCTACTTATAAAATATTTTGCATTTTTATTATATTTAGTTGGGTTAAACATTTGTTCTAAATTAAATCTTGTATCTGTTAAATTTTTTTCTAAACTTTCAATTCCTTTTCTAGAAGTTGGATTAACACCTAATAACTGATTTTCTTTTGCAAGTAAAGTTCCTCTTGCTAAAGCGTCACCTCCTTTTATGCCTTCATCAGAAATCATATAGTCAGTTACATTACGGGGTGTACCTACTTTGTTGTAATCTCGTATATCTGCTTGTATTCTATCTTTTTCAGCTTCTAATTGAAAAGCTTGATCAGGAAAAAATCCAGGACGAGTATTTTGAAATTCTGTATTTTCTTCAATTTTTTCATTTACGTTTATTAAATCACTGTAGTTAGAAAACCCTGTTTCCATGTCTTTTAATTTAGATTTAAATACTAACATTTTATTTATATCATCATCTGTAAAACCACGGAAACCCTGACCTGGAGAACCAGGTATATTTTTTAATCTTTTAATAAATTCTTTTTCAGGATTTATTTTAGTTTTATCCCCTAACATATAATTAAATACACTATCACCCACTGCTTCTTTAAATGATTTACCGCTTGCTAACATATCATAGCCTACGATTCCTGCTTCTGCTGCCACAGTAAATGCTAAAGCTGCAGGACCAAATAAACCTCTAAGTGATACAGCATCTTTTAAAAATTTACCTGATTTTAAAATACCTCTTGCAAGAACTGCATCATCAGCATTTTTAAAACCACTTTTTAATCCGTTCTCTAATTTAGTTACACCTTTTTGTGCACACTTAGTTAAACTAGGAACACCTTCTGCAAATAAAATTCTACCACCTGCTGCTTTACCACAACCTAATCTTTCTAAATAACTAGCAACTGTTTTAACATTAAACTGATCACCTTTAGCATATTCTAAAGCTTTCTTTTCAATTCCTGCAAATTGTTTTGTAGGATCTGTAAAACCACCACCAACAACTTTACCATCAAAGTTTTGAATTCTAACTCCTAGATTTTTTAATTTTGTTAGTTCATCTGCATTTAATTTTCTTTTTGATGCAATAGTTTCAAGTTTTCTAACTTCATTATTAACCGCTCCTGTTAATAGTTGTATATCTTTTGTTGCTGCTGCTTTTGCTAAGTCTCTACTTCCTATTCTATTTTCGTGGTGTAAAACAACTTGTCTTTCAAGTAATGCTTTAGGAGCGATATCTGAAATATTTTTATAATATCTTTCATGACTTAAAATATCATTTAATGTAAGAACACTATCACCAACTTTACTTCCCATTAATTTAGTTATACCTTTGTCGTCTAATATTTTTTGAAGAAGTTTACTAGGATCATCTACTTGTGCTCCTTTTGCTATGTCTAAAAATTTATCAATTCTGTCAAAATCTTTATGACCTGCCCAAGGTGTAGCGTCTTCAGGTCTATTTTTTTTTAAACCATAATAAGTTTTATTACCCCCTGCTGCAGTAGTATCTGTAAAACCTATTATGATACCATTTTTCTTAATTGGTTTATAAGTTAAATTTTCAGGTTTAACTTTATTTTCTATTTCTCTTTCGTAAAGTCTGTTCATAGCATTCATCATCCAACCTTCAGGTGTAGATGTGTCGGCAGCAACAGTGTAAGCTAATTTTTTATTTGACATCCTGTTTTCTATTCTTTTAGCTAAATTAGTTGTGCCACTACCTTTTGTTCCTGCAACCCCATATTTGTAACCATCGGGATTATTTTTTGATCTAAAATTCCATTCTTTTCCTTCTGGTAATTCAAAGTTATTTTTTATAAATTCTTGTTTTGTTACATTTATTATTTGTGATGAATCTACCGGCTTTATTGTAAAATTATCTTTGTTTGCAAAATTATATACAGCTGTATAGTTAGGATTTATTTTTCCATTTTCTAAAATTTTTTTAACACCATATTTTGGGTAGTCGTCATAATTTAATTTTATATTATTTTTTTTTGCAAAATTAGTTAGTTTAGCTTTGTTTTTAGAATCAAAAGGAGTTCTAGTATTTGTAGCTACATATTTAAAATTATTATTAGATGCTTTTTGATAAATAGATGTTTGTTTAGCACGATCTTTTTTTCCAAATAAATCTGTGTAGTTTACTCCGTATTCAGCTTGTGCATACGCGTTTAATGCTTTTATTTTTTTAGGATCTTGTACATATTGTTTTTTTTGTTTAGGACTTAATATATTTTCCTCTACATAGGTAGGATTATCTTTTTTAAATTTTTTTAAAACTGCTTCAGCTTCTGATTTAGTTTTAAAAGTTTCAGATAATCTTTTACCACGTCTTATTGCTTCTGCTTTGTACGAACCGCTATCTGTTTCTGTAACACCGTATTTAGTTACACCATCTTCAACTAACCCACCAGGTTTACCTATTGATCCACCTTGATTCATGTTCCGTGGTCCAGGGACCTTGGAGCTTGGATTGTAGTCATCCTCAAAGGTATATAAAATTTCTTCTATGTCCATTATTCACCTAACATAGTTGTAAGACCGCCTTGAGCCTGTAATTTACGATCTTTGTTAATTAAATTTTTTTGTATGTTTTCTAGTTCTAATAATCCTTTTTCCGTAATTTCAGGAGTTGCTCTTTTTGGTCCAACTTCTTTCATTATTTTTTTAGACATCATATCTGCAAAAGTTTCAGCCATTTCTCTGTCGATACCTTTATTAATCATTTCTTCTATAATTTTATTTTTGTAACCAATCATATCGTCGTCTACTTTTTTAATATTTCTAGCAGAACTAAGAAGTTCTTCTACCATTCCAGCTCGATCATCTTTTGTTTTTTTAATCATATTTCTAATTAATTCAGGAGCCGTAATTCCAGCTTCTGGACTAATTTTATTGTACATAGAAGGATCGTTTAATAATTTTTCAAATTGTTTAGGGTTTACCATTTGCAACATTTCTGAACCAGTTTTGCCTGATGAACTACCTTTAGACATGTAGTTTAACATTTCTCTAAGTAAACCTTTGCCAGATGTTAATTGATTTTTAAGTAATGGACCACCTAAAAATAAACCAATACGACCGCCGTCTGCTTTTTTAAGTGTCATAGAATCAGGATCACCCGCATCATCTAGAACGTCTTCTGGAACACCATCTTCAACATCTTTCATTTTACCGTCTTCATCTGGTCTTACAGTATATTCATCATACTCTTCAACTTTTGTAGAACCTTTTTTACCTTTTAAAGGAACATCGTCTACAGAATAACCCATGTAAACTTCTTCATAACCTGGAGCATCCATATCTCCTTTTCTTATAATAGATATATTTCCTGCAAAGTCTTCTTCTAAAATATAATCTTTATATTTTTTAGCTATGGCTTTGTCTTGTGAGGCTACTGCATCGTCACCCATAAATTTAATTTTTTCTACAAGTTTAAAAAAGTATGGAGGAGGTCTTCCTGATCCTGCAGATTGTTTAATTGTTTCAGTTACAGCTTTTTTACCAGTTCCTTCACCAAGTCCTAGTATACCAGATTTAGCTGCTGCTGTTAAACCACCTATTGATGCCATTAATTTTAAGAACGCACGTCTTCCAGCATCGCCACCACCTGCAAACGGAACTCTTAAATTGTCATTATCTTCAGCCAATAAATAATTTAATCCTGTTGATGTAGTTGTCTGTGAACCTGGTGACATTAATCTTGTTCTAGACATCAATGAATCTGAGCCGTGTC